GTACACATGACCCAGCATTGCAAAGCAATTAAAGGGGATATAAATGACAACACCAGCACAGGTGTTCACGCAGATACGGTTGCAAGCTAACGAAGATACAGCGGCCTTTTGGTCAGATGCTGAGATTCTCCGTCACATGGGTGATGGAGAGTCCCTTATCATTCAGACTACAGGCTGTGCAGAGGATTCCTCCTCATTCGTTACTACGGGCGGTACCAGGGAATACAACCTTGGCAGTACAATAGGCACTATTCTCCGTCTTACATGGGACACAGCAACCATAGATGCCATCGAGCTTAGCCAGCTCAAGGATGTTGAGGGCGAAGCTTACGGTGGTGTAGACTCTACAGGCAACCCAGAATACTATTATCGGTGGGGTGACAAGATAGGCTTCAGTCCCATTCCGGATTCGGATAAGACTGCGGCCATTTACCATTACCCGAATTCTTCTGGTATTGACAGTACAACGTCTGCGACATGGACCATGCCGGCCAAGTACGGCCAGTATGTTACGGCCTATGCTTTGTGGCAGATGTTTTCGAAAGACCAGCAAACACAAGAGGAAGGCGCTGCTTATTACAGGCAGTGGTTGGATAACCTTGGTACGATCCAGCATGACTGGAACATGACCAAGTACCGTGGGATGTACCCAACGGTTAATGCCCGTGACCCAATCTTTGTGGATTAAATAATGGCAAGACACGGCCTTAAAATAAACCGGTTTGATGGAGGCCTTAATACAAAGGCTTCTCCGGAGGCATGCCAGCCCAATGAGTCGCCAGATCTACTTAACGTAGAGTTTGATGATTTAGGGGCTGTTGTTACTCGTGGGGGCAACAACACCGTAGCCAATATTGGCTACGGTGTTGTCCAGCTTTGTCACGGTTTTCTATCGGATGCTTCTTCGGCACAGTTGTTGGCAGTCTGTTCCGGGACAGCTTATTACAGTACTGATTCCAGCACATTTGCCGTCTGCCCAAACGGTACAGACATCATGACCGCAGGTGTCATGGTCTATGCAGAGAATCATCGAAATCATGCCTTCATGGTTAATGGGGCTTTCCAGTACAAATGGGACGGTGCCCATATAACCAGGCTGCTTCCATCCGTGCCAGGACAGATGGGGTCTGGTACAGCTTATGATGGTCCGGCCCAGACAAACATTGGGTCAGCTTCTTATACCCGGACTTATACAGATGTTTTTGGAGCGGAAACTCAGGCATCAACAGCCCGTACTGCCCATGACTCTCTTGGTACGTCTGGGATGATGGGCTTATCCTTTGTATTAACGGCACCATCAGATATACAGGGTGTAGCTTTTGTGAATGTTTATCGGAAATGTCATACGCCCTTACAAGATCAGTTCTACCTACTCACGTCTTATGCCAATACAGGGGTAGATGCCACAGTCTTTGATGATTACTCGAGTTTACTGACTACGGCCCTGCCTTATGAGGTTGCCGTTGATCCGACACCACCACCGTTATCCGTATTTCACAATCATGTTGGTATAACCTTTGGTGCTTGTGATAGTTACAACCCAACATGGCTGTACTATTCATCAATCAATAAGCCCTCAAAATGGGCCGGTGACCAGTTTATCCGGGTTGGGGATGGTGACGGTTATCCAATAAGGGGTATTGCTACTTATGGGGCAAACCTTCTTATAGCCAAAGATGATGGAAAGGGCTCCGGGTCATGCTGGGTACTTTATACCCCGGATGCAGAACCCGGCAACTGGCAGATCACCAGACTTGATACGGCCTACGGTGCTGTATCAGCAAGGGCAATGGCACGGTTTGCCAACTTCATCATGTTATTGAATAAAAATGGCATATATGACTTGGGTGAGGGGACGGTAGGTGAGAACCTGTCAAATCCTATATCCTTCAACATAGAGCCGGATGTCTTTGATTTTACGGACGACCATCTATCCAAGGCCTGTGCGGTAGTATTTAAAAATAAGGTTTACCTGTCTGTACCAACATCGGACGTAGTAACCAATAACACAATGTATGTGTATGATTTTGTGCGTGGACGTGGTCAGGTGGAGAAATCTACTGGAGCATGGGCCAAGTTTGACGTGCCGGACATTTCATCCTTGACTGTTCATCAGGATGGATTATGGGGCGGGGACTATAACGGTAATGTCCATCAGCTTGAGGTTGGTCATGCGGATGACGGGGCAGCTATTAACAGCTATTACACGACTGCCCAGATATCCGGTATTGAAGAGCATTATGATAGCCAGAAGACATGGCGGTTCCTTTGGATTTCAATTGAACACACAGGACCTTGGAATGTGGACGTGACCTATGCCGAGGATCTGGAAATCACAACAGGGACAACCAAGACTATAGCCCTGAATCCAAATGGAGCCTTGTGGGGTTCCGGTATCTTCGGGTCGTCTGTTTATGGTGCAACAGTCAAACGGACAAAGGTCAGGATACCAATTGCCCTTAACAGCAAAAAGATTCAGGTTAAGTTCTCAACAAATGTGGCCGGGCATTGGTTTAAGATTTATGATATGTTACTGGAATACAATTTACAGGGGATCAGATGAATACTCTACAAGACCAGCTTACAGCCTTACTTGGTCAGCAGCAAAACCCTATAACTACAAGTTACAGGCGTCCGGGGGAATCTGTCGTCTCCCCTTATCCACAGCCTACAACATCTATGCAGTCCAACGGGACAGACTGGATGAAGGCCATGGACCGCCGGTTGAATAACTGGAATACGCCGACAAAGTCTGAGTCCAATATAACTGGTAAGACCAGTGATGGAAAAAAGAAACAAGATTATATAACTCCGATGGGGGCCAAATAAGATGGCATCTATAACAGATCCTACTGTACAGCAGAATCAACCATCCTCTTACGATCAACAGCGTAAGCAGATACAGGACGAGGAACGTCGTCGCCAGCAATCCCAGCAGGATGCAATGCAAAGACGCCTTGCCGGTTCCGGCTTCAAAGCTGGTTCCGGGATGCTTGAGGCACAGCAAGGCCGTCTTGGCCAAGCATTGTCCCAGGAGGAACAGGCACGCTTATCTGGTGTTGATGTTGCCCAGCGACAGGCTGAGGAGCAACAGGCAAACCAATTACAGCTACAAAGCAATGAGCAACAGCTTACCCGTGAGCAGATGGCCCAACAACAGGCACAGTTTGGCTCTACTTTGGGTCTCCAAGAGAGGCAGCAAGGTGCCTCCGAGCAACAGTTTGGTCAGCAGTTTGGCTTACAGCAACGTGCCCAGACAGCCGAGGAACAGCAGTTCGAAGCTGCCCAAAACTTGGAAACCTGGAAGACTGAGCTTGCGGCAAGACAGGAACAGAACAGGCTTGCACAGGAAGCTGATATTGCAACTAAAGAGCGTGCAATGCAGGAAAACCTGCAGTACATGCGTAACTCCGTTGAGTATCAGCGTATGGCCAATGAGATGGGTACAGAGGCCGCAGACCGTGCCTTGGCTTGGAAGATGCAGGAACAGACTATCGGTCAGCAGAAGGCTGACCGTGAGGCTCAATACGGCTTTGCTTATCAGCAGTTGTACGAGCAGGTCATTCAGGCCAATGAGAAAATTGGTATGGAACAGGCACAGCTCGAGCAGGCGTCCAGACAGTTCACTGATGAGATGCTATGGCAGAAACAGCAATTCGAATCCAACCTTGGCTGGGAGTCCGAGCGGTTTTACTCAGACCAGAAACAGCAGAGGTCTATGGCTACCCTGGGTAATCAGCTTGCCAATAACACGCTTACCTTGCAGGATTCCATCAATGATGCCAATGAGTCGAAGAAGCTGATGGTCCAGAACATGTTTGCCCGTGGAGCGGCCGGAGAAGTTATTGATACAACAAAGATGTCCCCTGACCAGCTTAACGCTTATCAGGCCGGATTATCCGGTAAGTCAAAAGAACAGTATGATCAAGAAGTAGCCAATCAGCAGGCACTCCTTAATAGTATGGTAATTAACGCGGCAACGCCGGAAGTTGTCCAAAGAGTCATGGACATTTATAGCATGTTCGGGTATGCCCCAGGTTACACGTCAACCACCAATACCGGCGGCGGATCATACGCCTATCAGGAGTAACTATGGCTTATTATGATGCAATCAAAAGACGTACAGAGGGCGCCCCTATTGATGCTGCCCAAGGCACTGAGAGTGCCCTTGAGAAGGCAGTCCAGCGTAAGCTGGCTAAGCAGAC